AAAAGAAGTTCTCCGACGTGGTGGCCGGCTGGAAGCGCATGGTCGTACTCGACGGCCGCACCTGCGTTGCCTGCGGGAGCATGGACGGCAAGATTTACAAGCCCGGGGAGCCGCGTCCCTCCCTGCCTGCGCATTGGCGTTGCCGCTGCCTCTACACGGTGGTGACGCCCACCTTCCGAGACCTGGGCATCGACATCGACGAGATGGCCGACACGGGCCGCACCACGGTCAAGCACACGGGCAAGACCGTCCACCACAAGGACGGCAGCACCAGTACGAAATTCAAGGTGGCCGAGGTTGACCGGACGCAGCCAGGGGAAACCTATTCCGACTGGATGAAACGCCAGATGGAGGAGGACCCGGCTTTCGTGCGCCGCGTCCTGGGGAAGACCAGGTTCGAGCTTTTCAAGGCCGGAAAGCTGTCTCTGTCGGGAATGGTGACGGACGGGCGGATCAAGAAATTGTCGGAGCTGTAGTTTTCAGGCGGGCCGGAAACCCCGGCTGGTCCACCTGGAGGGCGGTTCGGTGTCATACCGAGCCGCCTTTTTTATGGACAACAAAAACAACCCCATGGACCGGGACGAGGGGGGCTCAAAATTGAGCAATATTGAACACCCCCTTCTCAGTCCACCTGCCCGAACATTGCTTCGACCAGTTTGTCGGCGTCGGCTTCCAGCTTGAGCGCATCAATGGCGTCGTCGGGGAACAGCAGCACAAGCTCTTCCCACCTCCCCCTGGCCATCCCAGCCTTCTTCCATGGGCGGGCCGTCTCGTACTGCCGCCGGGTCATCCTGAGCTTGGCCCACGGCTTTTCTTTTTTCAGATCACTAATCATACCAGCAATATAGCAATAAGCGAATGATAAAATCAATTTTTATGTTGACGCAAACAATTGGGCGAGTTAGTCGGAACTTACTCCATACATTGATCGATGTTTGGTGAAAAATACAAAGGCGGTATCGTCATGCCAGATAAGACGCTTACGTACGAGTTCGAGCAACAATTTAGAGAGGTTGAGGGCGTGAAGCTCGTTGTGAGACAGCCCCAAAATGAACCCGTGAAGGAGGCCTACGACTATCAAAGAAAGCTGTCTGGGGCGTCAACGGTCTCGAAGTTGCGCGAAAGAGTTAAGGAAAAACTCGGACATAACAACTTCGAACTGCTGGATGAAAACCTGAACCCGCTCCACGGGCTCAGCAAATTAGACGGCGTCCGTAAGGATCAAGAACACACTCTCCCTAAATAAAGCCGAACAATGGGCAGAGTATTTCTTGACTAATAAGCGGCCCGGTTCGGTGGTTACGACACCTAGCCGGGCCTAACCCGCAACGCGCATCAGGGAGGCGCGAAGCATGGCTGAAAAAATATTACCTTCTGACAGGGGCGAGGACAAGACGCGGTATTTCGACGTGGTGATGGGGGTTTCACCAAATGAGTGGGGGACGGTCACCCAGGAGGAAAAGGCCGTCCTGGCACTTGCACCTTTGTCGTCCCTGGCCTTGATCCTGGACGCCGAGAAGTCCGACTTTTCCGTCAACAACACCGACGCGGCCCGAGTGATCAAAGCCCTTGTGGACCGGGCGGAAGTGATTCTTGGCATCCCCGGCCAGGGCGTTGCCGGATGCGTTAAGGTGGAGGTGCCCCATGCCTAAGCTCGACACCAGCCGCGACCCCTACTTCCTGGCGGACAAAATTCACGCCCGAGCGTCCTTCACGGCCGAGATGCTGAAGTTCTACCCCAACGCCTTGACCGAGCTTGATGCTACCGCCGTGTGGTCCATCCTGGAGGACATCGCGGCCGACGCCAAGAGGTTGATGGAGACCGTAGACCAGAAGGGCGCTCCTTGCGGGGAGGTGGGCCATGTCTAGCGCCACGACATCCCCCCGCAAGCCGAAACCAAAGGTCCGCGCTTTGAAAGCGCATACGCCGAGACTGCACGTTGACCTTGAACTGGCGGAATCCCTGTTGCAAGAGATGGCCGCCATCAACCGCAAGGCACTCCGCATCTATGACCAGTTCACTGACATCGTGAAATGGCCTGTCTACCACGGTGCTCTTGTGGAAGGAACCGACGCCGACGTAAAGGCTCTGCTGGACGCCACAAGAAACAGCCTGTCAGATTTCGTTGCCCGGTCGTCGCGGCAAAGAGACGAAGCCACCAATCTGATGGCCGTTGCCCTTTCCGGCCTGCGAATCCTCCGGGCCAATCGGCAAAAGCAGGTGCAAGAGGCGGCGCAATGACCACCACCGAACGCCGCGAGGTCTCCCACGCTGTGCTGGCCCTGGAGAACCTAGTCAACCAGTTGGTGGCCCTGTCCGATGGCTCCAGGTCCGTCCCGGGTGCGAACGTCCAGGGGGTGGCGTACCTCTTGGGCCTGACCACGGAGCGCTTGGGTAATCTGGTCGGCAACGGGCCGGTGGAAGGACAGCCGGAATAGCCGGCAACAACGAGATCATAGGCGGCCTGCTTCCACCAGGAGGTGGGCCGCTTTTCCAGGGAGCCAGACAGAACCGTTGACACTTTCCGAAAAGAGAGAGTATAACGAGCTTAACGGAACAGACGAAAGGGGCAGCACCATGAAGGTCATCGGATACATTCGGGTCAGCACGGACGGTCAAGAGGCTTCTGGTCTCGGTCTCTCGGATCAGGAGGAGAAGGTCAGGGCCTACTGCAAGCTGTACGACCTGGAGCTTGTCGCCATCCACCAGGACGCGGCCAGCGGCAAGAATATGAACCGGCAGGGCCTACAAGACGCCCTGGACGCCATGAAAGCCGGGGACGCCGAAGGTATTGTCGTGGCCAAGCTGGACCGCCTGACCCGTTCCGTCCGGGACATGGGAACCCTTCTCGACGAATATTTCCGGGACCGCTTTGCCTTCTTTGTTGTGGCCGAACAGATCGACACCCGCACCGCGTCCGGACGCTTCGTGTTGAACCTCCTGACCAGCGTCGCGGAGTGGGAGCGAGAGACCATCGGGGAGCGGACAAAAGCTGCCCTGGCCGTGAAAAAAAAGAACGGAGAAAAAACGGGCGGGGTGGTCCCCTTCGGCTTCGACCTAAGTGAAGACGGTCGCCTGAGTGAGAACCCGAAAGAGCAGCGGACTATTCAGCGGATAAAGAACCTCCGCGCCAAAGGGTACAGCTATCAGCGAATCGCGGACACGTTGAACGCGGATAGAGCGTTTACCAAGACAGGAAAGCCGTGGAGCTTTGGAACCGTGGCAAACATACTCAAAAAGGCCGCATAGGAGAACTGCCCTATGTTGTATAAGGACATCCGTCAGGACCCTGAATACCAAGCTCTAAAGCGCGACCTTCAAAATATTTCACCAGATCGTCAGGAGGCTTTTCAAGTCATGCTTGAAGAGGAAACAAAGAAAGAGGCCACGCCTGAGTTAATCAGTCCTCAAGAATTTGCAGATAAAACTGGAGTCCACCCGGCAACAGTCCGAAAATGGATTCGAGAAGGGACCATCAAGGGAAAAAAAATTGGCGCTCGCAAGTGGTTTATCCCTGTAACAGAGCTTGAAAAGGCTCTCAAGGTATAGGTGAAGCCATGGCACTTCAATACATATTTGATGATACAGGGCGAAAGACGGCAGTTATAGTCCCTATTGAAGAATGGGAACGCATCAGGGAAGACTCTGTGACGCCAGAAGAGGCGGCCAGGATGGACGAAGCGTGGGAAGAGTACCGCGAAGGCAATACCGTCACCCTTGACCAGCTGCGGCAAAAACTCGTGGGCGGACACGATGAATAAGCAGTGGACCGTTGTAATCCCGTCCAAGGAACAGCGGTACATTGAAAGCCAGCCAAAAAAAGAATGCCTGCGTCTCCTGGAGGCTTTGGCCGAAATGGAGTTGGACCCGTTGTCCGGCGACGTGGTTGTCCTTCACGGCAACCTGACCGGATGGCGAAGGCGCGTTGGCAGGTGGCGCATTCTTTTCCGCCTGGATCAGGAAAACAGGAAGGTTGTCATTGTCGGCATCGGTGCGAGGGGAGACGTTTACAAATGATCATACTTTGCGGTGGAACAAAAGGTGGAGTCGGCAAAACGACACTGGCAACCAATCTCGCGGCCATGCGCCGGCATGACGCTGATGTTCTTTTGTTGGACGCGGACAAGCAGGGCACGGCCAGCTTGTGGGCGACGATCCGGGACGACGCAGGCGTCAATCCTCGCGTCCCATGCGTCCAAAAACAGGGCGCAAAACTCCACCTGGAAGTGAAAGCCCTGGCCGAAAAATTTCAGGACGTCGTGATCGATGCAGGCGGCCGGGACAACGTGGAACTGCGGGCGGCCATGATCGTGGCCGACATCTTCGTCACCCCTGTTTTGCCATCCAGCTACGACTTCTGGTCCTTGACCGACGTCAACCGGCTGGTCGCGGACGCCAGGATCATCAACCCCGACCTTCGCGTCCTCGTGGTGGTCAACCGGGGATCGACGAATCCCTCAGTCTCGGAAGTGGACGAGGTCCGCCAGCTGGTCAGCGAGTTCGAGGGCATGACCCTGGCCGAAACCGTCCTCCGGGACCGCATCGCCTACCGAAAGGCCGCGTCCGAGGGATTGGGTGTGGAGGAGATAACCAAGGCGGACGCCAAGGCCGTTGCCGAGGTGCGGGGGCTTTACGGGGAGGTTTTCACGGCATGAGCATCAAAAAAAGGCCCGACATCAAGCCCGTGGACGCCGAAGCTTTTATCAGGGGAGCCGACACCAGCCGGGAGGAACCGGCGCAGACGCCGCCCAAGGGCAACGACCTTCCATGGAGAGACGCAAACCCTCGAATTAAAAAGGGAATAAATCTTCGCCTTGACGAAGTTCAATGGGCGAAGCTAAAGTTCATCAGCGAAAACAGCCCATTATCCATTCAGCGGTTCATTATGTCGGTGCTGGAGCCGGCGATCAACGAAAAAATCCAGGAAATTATCGAAGAAAAATAGGCACCACCTCTTGCCGGGGTTGACAAACCAAACCAACATGGTAAGGTCTTCCCTGTGGAGAGCAAAAACATGCCTAAATACGCAACGCCCGAAGAAGCCTTTAACGGAAAGTATACCCTATCTGAAGTAATTGCATTCTGCGGGTTAACGCGTGGAGAAGCAGAACAATGGATGAAGCGCGGGATTATTTCTGCCCAAAGCCAAACGGGAAGGGGTAATCACCGTGAATTTACATTTTGGAATCTTGTAGAAGCCAGCCTTGCAAAAAGGCTCTCCGCTGGATTCAAAATGCAAACCATACAGGTAGAATCTATCATTCAAGGTGTCAGAGATCGTCTTAAAGATCATGGAATCGGCATGATGGGCTTTACTTATGAACGGCTGTTCATGGGTGATTGGACGTTCTCCATTATTATTATTGATGGCGTATTGGATGTTCGATTGCAATACGGTGGCTTAGGAGAAAACAATTTTTTCCCCTTGGCAGCTACGGTTAACATCGGGATGGCAGCTCAAGAATTGCTTGACGTCATCCTTGAAGATGACAGCAACGGAAGAAAAGGTTCACAAAACTGGTGTGGCCAAGCTTTTTATTTGCGCAGAGCAAGAAATATTGGAGCTATTGACGAATCCATCCCGCCAGAAATGTTTCCAATCACAAGAGAAGAGCCAGATCATAATCATCCAGGCTCGTTCAATAATGTAGAGACATTGGCAATTATGAAGCCGAATAACAAGCCTATCTCTGAAGAAAAATGGACTATCATTAAAAATTTTATACGAGATCAATTGAATAGAGAGGATTAATCATGAAAGGTACCTGTTCAACTTGCCAGTTCTTCGTATCTTACGACAGCAAAAGCGAAAAGAGCAACGGATCGTGCCGAGTTTCCCCGCCGTCTGCAGGTGAAAAACGCTGGCCGTCCGTCATGCCGAACGATTGGTGCGGCAGCTACAAGAGGGATGGAAAGTTCAACAAGACAGAGGTTGTGGACTTTCCGCTGTAAGATAAAACAAAGCCCCGAGGCCGACAGGCAGCGACGGGGCGAGGAAAAGACCTTTGAGGTCCAGGTGTGGTAACCGCGACCTCTCATGCTTCCTCGCCCGTGTCAAACCGCACAGTGTGGTACGGTACCATTTTGCCATCGGTCTTGGGCCTATCGAGGAGACCTCGGTGCTCAAGACTTGTCCTATTTGCGGCCGCAGGTTCGTGCAAGACGAACCGTGGAAAAAGGTGTGTCTCGATTGCTGGAAAAAACAGAAAGCAGCATCAAGCGTTGTTAAAGTAGACGCTGGTGAAGTCCAAGCACTTCGAGATCGAGCCGAATTTTACGAAAGGAAGTTTCTTGAGCTTGCGCAGGAGAATTGCCGTCTGCGGCAGCAGGGAACGCTCCAATCTTCCATCAAAGACCGCCTCCGCGATCTTATATTTCTGTGTCATCCCGACAAGCACGATGGTGACCATAAGGCCACCGAGGTGACCGCCTGGCTTCTGGACGTTCGCCGGGAGGTTGCGTCGTGGTAGATAAAAAGGACATCCTCGAACGTCTCAATATCAGAGACTATTATAATGGTCAGTGGCCAGGATTTAAGCCTGCAGGTGGCGACGAGATAAAGAATTTGTGTCCGTTCCATGAGGATACAAATCCGAGTTTCTACGTCAACATCAAGAAAGGCACCTATTTCTGCCAAGGTTGCAGTGAGCGCGGCGACGTGTTCACCTTGTATCAGCGTCTCCATAATGTAGATTTCCAGACAGCCGTGGCCGACATGGCCAAGATGGTCGGCTTGAGCAATGGAGGCGGCCACAAAGAGCACGGTAAGAAAAAGCGCGAGCAAGCCCGCGCCGTCATGGAGAATAAGACCGCATCGTACGACTATTACGACGAAAATGATCAGTATGTATTTACTGTAATGCGGTTTGAAGAGGAAGGCAGGGATAAAACATTCAGACAGTGGCGCTACGATTTTGAAAAAGAAGACTGGATTCAGAACGTCCAAGGCGTCACCCTTATCCCATACCGCCTTGCTGAAGTTGTTCGTGCCGATACTGTTTACATTGTTGAGGGTGAAAAAGACGCTGAAAACCTCGCTTCCATAGGTCTCACTGCAACAACAGCGCCGCAGGGAGCCGGAAAATGGAAGCCGGAGTATAATCAATATTTCAAGGGCAAGCACGTCGTCGTTTTTCCCGACAATGACGAGGTCGGCAGGAAGCACGCCGATGACGTCAAGAAAAGCCTTCTCCCGCACGTTGCCGGCATCCGTGTCGTGGAACTGCCCGGATTGCCTCCCAAAGGCGACGCAAGCGACTTTTTGGCGGCAGGCGGCACAGTAGACCAATTGCTCCAGATCGTGGAGCAGGAGCCCGAAGAGAGGCCCCCATTCAGCTTTGCCACCTTGGACGTGGAAGCCCTCCGCGCCGGCCGGTACATCGAGACCAAGCCCGAGAAGATCAGGTGGACGCTGACGGACAGCCTCCCCCAGGGAAGCCTGGGATTCATCATCAGCAACGGCGGCGTCGGGAAAAGTTGGTTCCTCCTGCAGGCGGCCATGAGCGTGGCCACGCACCTGGACTGCCTTGATGGTATTTTCGAGATCGGAGAGCGCGGCCGGGCGTTTTGCCTCTTTGGCGAAGACGTCGAACCTGTCGTTCACGCCCGAACCAAATCGGTTTTTGACACCTACTTCATGAATCCCCGCGAGGGCATCTATCACGACCCAACCAGCCGAGACACGCGGATAGCGGAACTGCAGGACCGCCTTTTTCTGCTTCCCGGGTCCGGCAAAGACCTACGCTTAATCCGCGAGGACGGCGGGAACCTCGCCCCCACCCAGACGTATCTGGACCTCCTGGCCCTTCTGAAATCCATCGAGGACCTGAAGTTGGTGATCCTGGACCCTGTGAGCCGGTTCTACGCCGGGAGCGAGAACGACAACGTCCAGGCCACCTACTTTTGTTCCCTTCTGGAACGCATATCCAGCGAAACAGGCGCAACCGTCATCATCAGCCATCACACGAACAAGGCGGCCACGAACCCCAACGAGAGCAGCTACAACGCGCTGTTTCAGGGGGCAATCCGTGGTGCATCAGGCTTCACCAATGCCGCCCGATGGCAGCTGAACCTGACCACGCTGAAGTCCAAGGAAGTCCGCGAAGCAGGCGGAAACCCCACCCGCTATTTCAATTATATCGCCGGAAAGGTCGTGAAAAAGAACGTGGGCAAGCCCGAGACACGTTTCTGGCTCGAACGCACCGATGGCGGCGTCCTGCGGCGCTTCGACTCGAAACTTGATGAAGATGGTCTCGACGGCGAAGTCAAAGAGCAGGTTATCGACCGGATAGCGGAATTGGAAAACGAGGGGCACAGGGTCACCAAAATCAGCTTTGCCCAGGACTATTCCGGGGAGATCGGAGTCTCAAAGCGAAAGCTCACGACAGTAATTGAAGAGCTTTTGGCGGAAGGACTATTGACCGTCAAACCCGAAAAAAACGAGCGGGGCAGGGTAACCGACTATATTTCTTCCATCAAGGAAGACAAATTTTTTCAATAGGATGCAAACCTTCCAAGAAATATTATGAAAATACAATGTGTTATAATACCTTCCATACCTTCCAAAAACACATTCCACATTAAATTAAACAATTTCAGTATGTTGATACCTTCCATATTAATACCTTCCAAGCACTTTGGGAGGTGTAAAAAGTCCAATGATTTCCGATACCTTCCATACCTTCCATACCTTCCCCCTAAGGGGGGGGATCGGGCTGGGCGCTGTAGCGCCGCCCAAGCCCCCAAAGGCGGCCACGGGAGGGCCGACCGCATGAACACCAAACGCCAAACGATCTTTCAGGGAACCCAGGCGGAAGCCGAAGACGCCGTCGAGGCAAGGGCCATTCGAGACCTGGAACGACTCCAGGCAAAGCTGGACAGGAAAAAGGCCGGGGATCAGCGCAGGGGGTGGGGAAAGAATGCGAATCGCAGTCGATAATAGGGAGCAACTTGCTTACAGCTTTCAGGGCTATGATTGTACAACCGAGCCTACAACCTTGAATGTTGGGGATTACTCAATTGTTGGCTTCACGGACAAGATTGCCCTTGAGCGTAAAAGTATTGACGACCTGGTTGGTTGTCTTACTTCCGGTCGTGAACGCTTTGAACGTGAACTTGCAAGGTCAAGATCACTCGATCGTTTCTGTGTTCTCATAGAAGCAGCTTTTGAAGACCTCGCAAAAGGCATATATCGAAGCGCGATGAAACCACATGCCGCTTGTCAAAGTATCATAGCTTGGCAAATTCGATATGGCGTTTCTTTCGTGTTTGCTGGTAGTAGAAAAACATCAGAGTATTATTGCTTCTCATATCTTCAGAAGTACGTCTACGAAATTGAAGAGCGCATGAAGATGCTGACGAAGGCGCAGAAGGTGGCTTGAGAAATAAAGGTGTCGGTGTCTGGGTGGAAGGCATGGCCCGGTGGTCTGTTAAAAAGGTTAATGATAACGGTCATTAAAGTTTAAGGGTTCGGACGATCTTTTAACCCAGCAAAATCAACCCTTCACGGTACCACACCGTACCGTACGATACAGGATGGTATGGAATGAGCAAACGAGGCGAGAGCGGAAAGACGCAGGCGAGGAATCCCGATGGATCGTGGAGAAATCCCGTTGATCTTCCCGAGAAGTACCCTTCATGCCCGCACAAAGGGCGCATGAAGCGACGGCCCAAGGGCGTGGAAGAGATCATCGCCGGCCTACAGGAAGGGAGTCTTGATAAACGCACCAAGACGGCAATGCAGTTTCAGGCCGTCAAGGAAGCCCTGGGCGAGGACCCCAAGGCCGTGGCTAAGGCCCTCCTGCGGCACGACGTGGCGGTCTATGCGGTCATCAACCGGGCGATCCTGGAGCACGTCCAGAACAGGCAGGGGGAGATCATCACCGAGAAGGGCGAACTTCCGGCCTTGGTGACACGGGACCTCCCGAAGTTCCAGGGTGCCATGACCAAAGCAATCGAAGCCTTGATCCGGCTGGAGGGCAAAGGGGACGGTCAGGACGCGGTTGACGTGGCGTCCCTGGTCTTGGACTGCAGCGCCCCGGATGAGGGGCAAGGGGGCGAGTGATGCAGCTGAAGCTGACGGCCATGGAGAAGCGGACGATGGAGCGGGACCTGCGGGCAAACGGTGTTCCTCGGCACCTCCTGGCCAAGATAACGGCCATCACGGGCGAGCACTACCAAGAGGCGCTTGACCGGCGCAACCAGGGAATTCTGTCTCGGTTCCTGGGGAAGGTGACGGCATGAAGCTGACGGCGGACCAGGTCCGGGCCTGGCGCAATGGCGCGGCCGGGTTTCTGCAGTGGGTGAAGGACATCCAGCCTCGCATTCCTGCCCGCAAGGGTGGGTTCGAGGTATTCCGGCCGGCGGACTTCCAGGAAGACGCCCTGCGGGAGGCTTTGGCCGTCGTAGAGGGTCGGTGGAAGTATCAGACCATCGCCTTCTCTTTCCCCAGGCGGCATTCCAAGACCACCTTGATGGGCCTGCTTGTCGTCTGGCGCTTCACCCTGTTCGGGCCGAACGAGAACATCGTCGTCATGGCCAACAGCGAGCGTCAGACCCTGTCCGTGGGCTTTTCCCTGGTCAAAAAGATCATCCTGAACACGCCGTTTTTGGTCTCTCAGATCGGCCGCGAGAATTTGCGGACCTACGAAATTCAGTATCCCCAGCTGCAGAACATGATCCAGGCTGTCAGCTGCAACGTGGCGGGCCTGTACGGGCAGAAGATCACCTGCGGGTGGGTCAGCGAGATTCACGCAGCGGCCAATGACGACGCCATGCAGGTCCTGGCGTCCAGCTTGGGTGACACGGAAGGCAGCTGGCTTTTGTTGGACAGCACGGTGGACGGCCCGGGTGGTCCACTTCACAAGCTTGAGCAGCTGCAGGCCAGCGGCGAGGACCCCACCATTTACGTCAAGCGGGTGGAGTACGCCGACCTGGACGAAGCCCTGGCCAAGTCCCCGCCATGGATTGATAGAACATGGCTCAAGAGCCGCGAGAAGCAGCTTTTGCCGGCGGTGTGGGCCACGCAGCACTTGAACCAGCGGGTGGCGTCCTCGACGAATCTTTTTGCCCCGGGGGACATCAAGCGGTGCATGGAGCCCGTCCCCTGTCCTATTCTTCCCGACGATTTGGACAAGATCACCGAGGGCCGGCGGCTTGTCACTGGTGGCGGCCTCGACCGGGCCTATTTCGGTTCACTGCATGGTGACTCGACCATCTGGACCAGCGTGGCCAAGGTGGCGGAACCGGATGACGGGGAAGCGCACTTTTGGGTTTTGAACCAGAAGGCGATTCTCGGGAGCTTGGCCCACTCCATCAAGAAAGAGATCGTCCGCGACCGTGACCGATACAGCCTGAAAAACGTGGTCTTTGAAGCCTACAACGCGCAAGACCTCTATTTGTGGGCAGCAGAGCAGCAAATCCCATGCGAGGTCATCCACGCTACGTCTACGGCTCAGGTGCCGGCCTTTCTGGAGCTTTACCGGATCGTGAAGGAAAATCGCCTGCATTTCTCTGCCGGCCTTGAAGCCTTGGCCAGAGAGATGGAAACCTTCATGTATGAGTTGAAGGGGGACAAGCCGAAATTCGGGTCCGATAAATTTCACGATGACCGAATTTATTCCTTGGCCTGGGCAGTTCATAGCCTGCGGGCGCAGGAATTGGCTGTCTATGAGTTGCAGGACATTATTTGCGACAGCCGTAGCCGCCATGCCGTGGCTTGTTATCTTCGCCAGGGGGACTTGATTCTTCCCTGCAGTCAGACCTGCGAGGCGCACAAGCGGTGTGAGGCCATGTGGATGAAGCATAGGGCCGCCAGGGTAGAGTCGGAGCTGACCTTGCCACAATTTTTTCAGGCCATGGTTAGTGTTTCCGGTGTCAGATCATACCACACGGTGTGACTTGACACGGTTTGAAACGGTGTCATACTATACGGTGTGGTGTGGTACCACACCATAAGGGGTCAACCGATGATTTTTTCCCAAGCTGAAAATTTGGTGCAGGGAGCCTACCGGGCGGCCGTGGCCGACGCGAACAGGTTTCGGAAGCAGAAGGCCGCCAAAAAGTTGGACCAGTATCACGGCTTCCAAGCGGACTACATCATGGACGCCCTGCGCCAGCATTTCACCAAGCCAGAGGTCTTCACCCCCTGCTTCATTAATCTGACGCGCAAGGTCATCAACCAGCTGGCCATGGTCTACGTTCAGGACGCCCGCCGAACCATCGACGGCACCGAGCAGGACGTGGCCATTTTCGCGGAGATCGAACGGTCTTGCAGCCTGGGTGCCAGGATGAAGCTGGCGAACCGCTACGCCAAGCTTTTGGGAATGGTGGCCGTCCGGCCTGTATGGCGAAACAACGCCCTAGACCTGGACGTGGTGACCCCGGACCTTTTGGACGTGCAAACCGGGGATTCTCCCGAAGAAATACAGGCCATACTGGTCACATATTACCCGGAAGACGGCAAGGAAACAGAAGTAACCTATTCCTTGTGGACACCTGAGACGTTCCAGCGTTTGGATTATCGCGGCCTTGTACTGGAGGAATCTTCCAATCCATACAAGATTATTCCGTACATTTACGTCTGGAATAGCTTGCCGACTATCACATTTTGGACGCCAAGCGGTGAAGACCTCATGGCGTTGCAGGATGCTTTCAACGAAAAGCTGACTGATTTGCTTTACGTTCTGCGGATGCAAGGCTTTGGAGTCGGTTACGTGAAGGGCATGAAAGGGGAGATCGGGCAGGTGGACCCCGGGACCTTTTTCAACCTCCCGACTGACGGGGAAATGGGGTTCGCCAAGACCAACGCCCCCGTCCAGGACACGCTAGCCGCCCTCGACTTCATTCTCAAGCAGGCCGCCGTCAGCAACGGTCTTCCGGCGGGCTCCCTGCAAGCAGACGTTTCCGACCAGTCGGGGGTGGCGGTCATCGCCGGCAACCGCGAGCTTGAGGAGATGCGGGCCGATGACCTGGAGCTTTACCGCCGCTATGAAGCTCGTCTTTTCGATTTAATCCGCATCACCTGGAACGCGCACAACCCAGGTCGGAAAATCAGCGACAGCGCCACGTTGCAAGTTGACTTTTACGACGTCCAGCCAAGCCTGTCACAGGATAAGCAAGTACAGGTTTGGGACGCTCTTGTTGCTTTGGGCGTCATGTCGAAGGTGGACGTTCTGCAGAAGTTAAATCCTGATTTGAGCAAAGACGACGCCATGGCCCGGCTTATTGAAATCGCGGACGAGAACAAAGCCGCCACGGCGCAACAAATTTAACCCGCCCACCCGGCGATACAGGGGGAGATCATGACCGATCCCAACGGCAGCGTCACCGACACCGACGCGACGGCCAAGGCCCCGGACAATAGCAATCCCGAACCTAAACAGCCCCAAGGCCAGCACATGATCCCGAAGGGCCGCTTCGACGAAGTGGTCGGTCAGAAGAAAGCCGCCGAAGCCGCGCTTGAGGAAATCGCCACCTCTCTTGTGGAGGAAGTACCCGAGGACATGCGCGACCTGATTCCGGCCGACTTACCGCCGGCCGCCAGGATCAAATGGGTCCGCGCCGCCATGGCCAAGGGAATCTTCGGTGCTCAGGCCGGGGTGACGAACCCGGACAGCAAGCGTCCGGGAGCCAAGGCCCCGCCGGACCTGTCCGGTTTGAACCCGCGCCAGATGATGGCCATGGGCTACACCACCAGCAAATAAGGAGCAGAAGTCATGCTTACCCTTGTTGAAGCCTCGAAGCTTATTCAGAATCCCCTGCAGAAGGGTGTTGTGGAAACCTTCGCCAGCACGTCCCCCGTTTTGGAACGCCTGCCGTTCCTGGACGTGGCCGGCAACGCCTACGCCTGGAACCAGGAGCAGACCCTGCCGGGCATCGCCTTCCGTGCGATCAACAGCACTTACGACGAGTCCACAGGCGTGGTGCAGCAGAAGACCGAAGCTTTGAAGGTCTTTGGCGGCATTTCCAAAGTGGACCGCGCCCTGGTGAAGACGCAGGGCAGCTTGAACGACATCCGCGCCGTCCATGACACCATGAAAGCCAAGGCTGCGAGCCTGGACTTCACGAAGACCTTTTTCAAGGGCGACGACGAGACCGACACCAACGCCTTCGACGGCCTGGAAAAACGCCTGACCGGCAACCAGGTCCTCGCCGCTTCCACCAGCGCCGGCGGCGCGGCCCTGACCCTCGATATGCTGGACCAGCTGATCGACGCGGTGCAGGGCGGGCCGGACGTCATCTTCTGCAACAAGACCACCCGCCGGACCATCAACAAGCTGATCCGCGCCGCCGGGCAGGCCACCGAGGTGGTTTCCGACGCCTTCGGCCGCCAGCTGCAGAGCTATGCCGGCATCCCCATCGGCGTGATCGAGACGGACGCGGAGGGCAACGAGATTTTGCCCTTCACGGAAAAGGATGCCCAGACCACCCCGGCCGATGCGTCGTGCTGCAGCCTCTACGCCTGCCGCTTCGGTGCCCAGGAGTACGTCAGCGGCTTGCAGGCCACGGGTGGAATGGAAGTCCTGGATCAGGGCCTGCAGGGCATCTTCTACCAGACGTTGATCGAATGGATTTGCTCGATCACGGTCTTCCACCCGAAGGCGGCCGCCCGCCTTATGGCCGTCAAGGCGGCTTAACTGCGGTTCCCAGGGGAGGCGTCCGGGGACGCTCCCCCTGGGGCAAATGGAGAACCAGCCATGGCTTTAATTGTCGGGCAGAACACCTACGCCACATCCGAAGAGGCCGAAGAATATTTCGGGGCGCGGCTTCATTCCACCGTCTGGACAAGCGCCACAGACGCCACCAAGGAAGTGGCACTGCTTCACGGTGCCGCCGTCCTTGATGCCCATATTTCGTGGTCCGGTCAGAAGCTGACCGAAGACCAGGTTATGGCCTGGCCGCGAAAGCTTCGAATTGCGCAAGCCGATCCAAGCGTGATCCCCAGCGTGGTCAAAGCCGCGCAATGCGAAATGGCGCTTTATCTCCTGGCGACAGACCCGACCACAGCACCAAAAACAGCCGGGTACAAAGTGATGCAGGCGGACACGTTGCGGCTTGAAATCGACAAGGCCGACAGGCCGGAAATGATCCCTGCACACGTTGCCGCCATGCTTTATCCCCTGGGCTTCCCGAAAGCCAATAGACCAACCATGACGGTCACGAGGTAGCATCATGCTCCGGTCTATTTTTTCCGACGCTGCAGCGGTCGTTTTTGAGGCTTTCGACGACATCCCGGCCGACATCATCATCCGGCGCACAGAATATGGCGAATTTAATCCCATGACAGGCTCATACGACGAGGGCGCCACCACGGACTATCCCTGTCAGGGCATCGTCACAGGCTATTCCGACTTCCTGGTGGACGGTACGCTGATTAAGACCGGCGACCGCAAGCTCTCCATCCGGCAGGCGGAAATAGCCATCCAGCCCCAGACCAGCGACACGGTCATTTTCGAGGGTAAAAGTTGGGCCATCATCAATGTTGGGGCGGACGCGGCGTCTGTTTTTTGGAAGCTGCAAATCAGGTCGTAGGCTATGGCCGACAAATACCTCGACGATCTTCTCAAATTCCAGCACGCCGTGGACCAGCGAGCGACCGGGCTTGCCGAAGATATGATCCGCGAGCTTCGGGCCTCGCGTGCGGCTATTATCGGCCGTCTGGCGGCCTTGGCAGACGATGCCGGGGATAACTTCGCGGACATGCCCCTAAGCCGTAAAAAAGCCCTTCTGGAAGCCCAGGCGGTGGCTATCGACAAGGTGCTTGCCCAGGTCTATGCCACGGCCGGCGACCAGCTTCACGAGGCCGGGGAAGACGTGATTCAGGCCAGCGCCACGCAGACAGCCGCGGCTATGTCGGAACTGACCGGCGGGGCAGTGGTCGGTCTCGGCACGGCCTTCACCCTGGACATGACGAAAGCCTGGTTCGAGTCCTCGACGGTGGAGGGCCTGACCATCAACAACTTCCTGTCCAAGCTCCAGGCGTCGGCCCGGGACCGAATCATCAGCGCGGGCAGACGGGCCTTGATCGAGGGGAAGGGCGTCCAGGCAGCGGCCCGGATGATCCGCATGGAGGGCATCGAAGGCAGCGTCCCCGGTCTGGAAGGGCTGGCCCGGACCTTCCTTCTTTCCGCCAGCAACCACGCCCGGGAAACGATCATCGAAAAGAAGTTCTCCGACGTGGTGGCCGGCTGGAAGCGCATGGTCGTACTCGACGGCCGCACCTGCGTTGCCTGCGGGAGCATGGACGGCAAGATTTACAAGCCCGGGGAGCCGCGTCCCTCCCTGCC